CCACTGTCTCAACGACTTACAGTGACGGCAGCTATTGCGTGCCGTGTGTTCTGATGGCTTGCTAAATAAAACAACTTATAATAAAACTAACGAGAGGTAACTGATGTCGACGCTCAAGGTAACGAATATCGAATCACCGAGTGGCGGCGGTGTAAATGCCAAGATTACGGATATTAACGGTGGTCAGCTGAGCAATCGCAACCTGATTATCAATGGTGCGATGCAAGTGTCTCAACGTGCAACAAGTTTTACCCACGGCACCACCTCCCAGTACACCCTTGATAGGTTCCAGGCCGCTAACGGCAGTTCTTTTAATTGGAACTCCGCTGTTATTACGCAAAGCAGTGATAGCCCCGCCGGGTTTGCGAATAGCCTTAAAGTTGATGTTGCCTCCACAAGCACACCAACTGGCAGTCACAATGCTTGCTTTAAGTACCTTATTGAAGCACAAGATTTACAACAGTTAAATTTTGGATCGACTGGAGCAGCAAAATCCTTTACCCTCAGTTTTTGGGTTAAATCTAATAAGACTGGAGCCTACAGCGTACAAGTTCTTCAGTCAGACGCTGACAAGTACGTTCTCTCCGAATATACTATTTCAAGTTCCAACACTTGGGAGCAGAAAACACTTACGTTTATTGGAAACGACTTAAACGTTATTGATAACAACAATGGCGCTGGTTTTGAGCTTAGGTTTAATTTGGCTTGTGGTCCTGATGATATTACCACTCCCAAGTCAACTTGGACTGCAGCAGGTGGTGGGACAATTCATGCGTCAACAAACCAAGTAAATCTCTTTGATAATGCAAGTAATGAGTGGTACATGACCGGCGTCCAGCTAGAAGTTGGCGAAGTCGCCACAGCATTTGAGCACAGAAGCTACGCCAGTGAGCTTGCTAGGTGTGAGAGATACTATGAAGTGATAGGTGGGAGAAGTGAAGCCTTCATGGGATATGCATATTCATCAAGCGCCGCAGCAGTTTCGATTCGATATAGGACTGTAAAACGAGCTATTCCAGGTACTGTAACCTTGTCTGCAGCTGGACAAAGCACTGGTCAATTAACATTTTTAACAGCCGGTGGCAGTTATCCTTCATCGACAGGTAATAATAATGTCGAAGTTATTACTGCTCAATCATTTAGAGTAGGTGGTGCCAGTTACTCTGGCCTAACCTCTAACAGCCCTGCAAGTTTTTACGTAACTGGTACGGCGGGTCAAACGACAACCATTGCAACAGTAGACGCAGAGCTATGACTTACAAGCTTCTTCCAGGCACCGTTAATCCTGACGGAACTACCACGCCTTCGGAAATTATTCTCCGAATTGCGGATAATACGTTTATCCGAATGGATGAGTCAGTTAGGGCTTATCAAGAGTATCTTGAGTGGGTCGCTGAAGGCAACACGCCAGATCCCGTTGAGTGATGATCCTTAAAATTTTAGTTACAGTCACAGCTATTCTTGCTTTGGCGCCAAACTTACTGATTGGTTATCTTTACCTGAACAAGGATAAGATTATCGAGCAACAGAAAGAAGCTTTGATCAAAAGCATCAGTGGTCAGCTGACAAATCAACTTGGCAAACAGACCGAAGCCCTTACCGGAAATATGGATTCAATGTTTACCGATAAAGTTCAGCCTGAAATGCAACGCCAACATCAAGGACAGCTTGATGCATTACCTAAGCAGACTGGACCCGCTATCCCGATGGGGTGATGCCTGATATACCTAACATAGGTATTAGTGGTATTCAGCCTGTAAAAATCCACAGCTGGCTGATACAACCTCCTGTTGTAAACGCGATTGATGTACCAGTAACTGTCAACATCGGTACGCCTGTCGTGCTTCTACCCGGGTGTGTCACAAGTCATCCGCTATCAAATAAATCAAAAACAATTGCAGAGGATGATCCGAGAGGCGTGAAAACATATTGTGATGCGAATGCACCTAGCTTCACACCACTTGATTACACACCAGAGGACTTGGTTTATACGACTGAAACACCACCTCCCACCTATAAATCAGAAGCTCCAGAACTCCCTGCAACGCCTGAGATACCTTCTGATCTGCCTCGAGTAAACCCACCCAGCGCTGAACAAAACGAGGAAACGCCGCCCACACCTAAGGAGACCGAACCTGAACCCGTGCCTACGCAACCAGTCAAGGCAAAGGCCACGTTGACAGACTTTCTGCCGAGTCCTCAGCAAGTCACCACTACAGCTTCTATTGCTGTTGTTGCGACCTCAGCGGCCCTCCTAGCAAAGCCGCTTGCCGACTTGCTTCTAAAGCTGGTGAAACCTGCTGTGAAGAAGGCGCAGAAGAAACTGTTTGGCGTATTTGGGAAGAAGACGAAGGTTGAGTCGGTACGTGAGCGTGTTCTTGCCCAGCGTGATCGGAACCGGGCGCTTCTCCAGCTGAGAAGGTCCCTACAGAAATAGGATGCACGTGTGGCGCGACACTTTCATTAGGTATTTTGACCACAATGTCCGCACAGATCCGTGCGAAATCAGAGCCTGGGCGAAAAGTGATACCTGCCTTTGCTAATTCCCCACAATTTTTTAGCCTCGCAATTTCAAAGTCAAGCCTCCGGTTTGCCAATAGTTGTTCCTGAATTGCTATTTGAGCATCGGCTGCTTGCTTACATCTTCTCTGTAGTCCTTGGTCAAGCGGTATTGATAAGGTAGCTGACAAACCTCCATTCCAACTAAAGTTATTTTTTTGACCAGTTCTAATTGGTTTGTAGTATAAAATTTTCCCAGGATTATCTAAAACTCCATCGTTGTTTAGGTCGCTTGTGTCATACACAGGATCGTTATAGTAATCTTCAAACGGTTGCTGATATGATCCAGTTCTTGTCATAAATGGTGTGACATTGAGCGTAGGGCCTTGACACTGAATACCTGCACCATATGTATTAGTTATATAAGGACCTTGTAAAACCTGTATAGCTTGATTTGTTACACTCCCACTGCTATTTGCAATAGGGTTAGCAGTAGCACTAACGCCACCGACATCACCAGCCAACGAAGGATTAGCAAATAAAGAAAGTACACCTACTGTGAGAAGATGGAGGTACTTTCCGTAACGCTTCTTATCTCGGTGGTCCTGTTTATAATCGTATGGTTTGACAGCCCCGGAGCTTGCAGAGTTTCCGTGAACTGAAATCCTTTGGTATTGTCGACGATCGACCAGCTTGGCTTGTTGGCAGCATCGAGTGTGGTCCATGTGCTGGTGACGCCATTAATAGTATTGCTATTGCCTGAAGTGGTGGAGGGAGCAATACTGTTGCCTGTGTTCTGTATATTAGTGCCAGTAACGGAATATTGGTAGCCTGTGTTGTAATCCATTGAATTTATGACCTCAGTAACGACAGAAGTCGTTTCTGTTTTTTGAGTCAAACTTCCCTGAGTAAAGTTCGGGACTACCGGAACTGAATATCCAGGTTGCATCAACCCATGAAGGATTCCCAGGATGAATCCCAGAGCAATGCCTTCATGTAAGCGGTCCATCTATCGGACTGTAATTTCGCTGACGTGTTGTCCCGTGGCTGTCGTGCCTGCCCCACCCGCTGTCACCGTCACTGCCCCAGCAGATGTAATTGTGCCTGCCAGGTCGCCAGCTGTTCCTGCGGTGGTACTAATCACACTTGAGAAGTTAGGCACAGCACCGACTGTCGGTGCTGCCTGTGGGACAGCATCACCTGCGGTGTAGGACTGACTGAAAGAAAAAGAACTCCCAGGATTGTCCTGTGTCGCAGAGATTGTGCCAGGTGCATAAACACCTGAGGTGATTGTGCCGGCAGAAATTGTATTAGCAGTCGTGCCATCTGTCGTATCGACTCCATTGCCGCTGATAGCGAAAGAGGATCCCAGCCTCGTCGCGTTTGTAGCAGCAGCGTCAACAGTCAGCTGCACTGAGCTCTGCAATTTGTGTGTGATATCAGCGTAAGCAGGTGCTCCCGCAAAAGCGATAATGACAAGCAACCGCCACATAACAAATCCTCGTTCGTATATCGATCTTAGTAGAAGCACATTCAGCGTAAAATGTACACATGAAAGACGAAGACTCACAATTTTCTTTAAGAGATCTACTCGCTACGCTTGTCCCAGCGGGTGTTTTGTCTTGGGCATTAGCGATGCTAACGGCTAGCTACATGGGACATATCAAGATAGACGCTGCATTTATATCGTCTTTGGTCACATCAGTTTTAGCTGTGTACGGCATCAGTCGTAAAGAAGATGGCAAGAAATCTGAGAAAAAACCACCTATAGTTGAGCCGAAGGACAAGCCTCCTAGCCTCAAGTGAAATTTAAGAAAGTAGGTCGCTCACTCGAGCTACAGTCTTTAAAAGCCACAAATTTATACGCAAAGCCACAAGAGGCTGAAGGACGCGCACAGATACGCAAATCTTGGCGGTGTCTCAATTGCATGCTGCTAGATGAGCTTGATGGATTTTCGAAAATAGATACAGGATTTGGAATTTGGTGGATAAGAAATGAGGATTGGTATTGCCCTGAAGATGAGCCGAAAGAAACAGCTTACGTGGTAGAAGGTGACCTGAGATACATCCCTGGTGTTCCGTACTTTCCTTGCACTGAATTCGATAAGGACAATGTAAGAAAATCACAGATAGCCACGATGGCAATGTGTTTGAGTGCCTTAGGCATTAGGAGTATAGAAACGTATGAGGATTATTTAGAGCTGTTATTAAAACAGGGAGATGGTACCTATAGGGCACACCATCGTGCAACTTTTGCGGCAAATGGTATTTCTGCGTATTTTTGCAGCAGTATTGGCCCTTTCGAAATACAAGACTCTATCGACGATGGTTGTCCTGTAGCTTTTCAAGTTCCTTACAAAGGGTCGCAACGAAACCCTTTCGGATTTAACTATTTGATTACAATTTATGGATACAGTCCAACTCATTGGCTGTGTCATGACCCCTGCGGGCAGCTGGACATAGTCAATGGGCTTTGGCACACAACAGTGCTCGAAGCGGGCAAAGAAGTCCTTTACGACAGAGCAGAGAGCCAAGACAGGTTCTTTAGAGGAGGTGATAGTAGCGGCGTTGGATGGCTGAACTTCAGAGAAAATTAAGCTATAGTTATTTCGAATCAGTAAAGCCAATGAACGAAATCCTGACAGACACTGAGCAGCAACTCCGTGCTCAGCAGCAAGAGTTGACTGAAAGAATTAGGGCTGCTGAGGAGTCTTTGATGCGGGACAAGGAACTCTATCTCAAAGTGACAGGCGCTTTGGAGTGCGTTGAAATTATTGAACAACGTGAGCAAGCAGCTCTGAGTAGCGACAACACAGTCGATGTAGCGGGTATTTGACATGTTGAATGAGTTGAATTCAGGCAGACATAAAGCATTGTGCCTGATATCCGAATATCTATATCCACCTCCCAGAGACTTAAGGCTTGATGCGATTATTCAGGACATCTCGGATGAAGATTTGAAATGGGTTTCGGAACGCCTACGGTTTTACATTCTTAAATTATTAGAAGAATCTGACTTCGATCCTGCCTCTGAAGACCATGAGAGAATTGGTCTGACAGATTGATGGGAGCAGAGGGACTTGAACCCTCACAGCCAATGGCCAACAGATTTTAAGTCTGGTGCGTCTACCTATTCCGCCATGCTCCCTCGAGCCGAGCTTAGCAAAAATACAAGTGTGTGCAGCCTAGAGTTTTGACAAGGCTGGAATACCAAAAGTGTTTCATTGCGAGCAAGATTTATTAGTCAACCTCATCGTTCTTAGTCCTAAGGACGCTCGAAAAAAATTCAGAAATTATATATTTGAATCTTGGAATTGGGAATGCGCTTACTGCGGTAAAAAGTTAACACCAGACACCGCAACTATCGATCATATTCTCCCAAAACACAAAGGTGGTCATAACGTCAGGTCGAATATGGCTTGCTGTTGCAGTAATTGCAATCGATCGAAAGGTTCAAGTTTAGTAGAAAATTGGTACACTGAAACCAATATGCACTACACAAAAGAAAGGTTTGATAAAATTATCATGTGGCTCGAACAAAAGCCAAATTCTATCAAGCTTCCTAGTGCTGATTGTGCTCAGCCATACATAGACAATGACTTCTTCATCAGCTGGATCGCGGCCTAGTTCAGAAGAGTTCCTTTCAGGCTTCCTGGAAGGACTTAAAAAGGAGCGTATTCCAGGATCAGGAGATACTGCCATGAAGGGTGAGGTCCGCAATGACATCATCGGTAAAGTCGATCGAGGCGTTTTGAAGGTCTGAGATGGCTGACCGTGCAAAGGCCAAGCGCTTGGCGAAAGAGCGCATGAAGTGCAACAAACCAAAGCGCACGCCTGACCATAAGACAAAGTCTCACGTGGTCAAAGCCTGTAAGGATGGTGAAGAAAAGATTATTCGGTTCGGCCAACAAGGCGTAAAGGGTGCTGGCAAAAACCCTAAAACCGCAAAAGAAAAGGCACGTAAGGCTTCGTATTATGCACGTCACAACGCACAAGACGCAAAGCCCGATAAAATGTCGGCTCGTTACTGGAGCCACAAAGTTAAATGGTGATTTAAATGAAAGATAAAGTCGAAAAGGTAATGTCGGAATTTAAAGCAGGCAAACTCAAATCGAGTAGCGGCAAGAAAGTAACCAGTCGCAAGCAGGCGCTGGCTATCGCGTTGGCCATGAAAGAAAAACGCAAAAGAAATTAAATCAAAGGCCAACTCCTAAACCACTTTGTGATCACATATTTGTTTCCTGAGACAGGTGGTAGTGCTTCATGCATTGTTTTATAGTTAGGAATTCCGTTTTTATATAGATTGTTCCAACACAAGAGCGTTCCTTGTTTTGGTTTAAAGTATTTGTTGAGATACTTGAAATAGGTTTCACCACCTGACTCGACGTCGTTTAGATAAATCATCACTGTCCATGTACGCTGCCCCATCCACTCGCAGTAGACTTTATGTTCTTCTGTGAAAGGAAAAAAGAAATCGACATGTTCTTTGTAGTACTGAGAGGGTAAATATTTTTGTGCTTGAAGCGTCTCGCCAACAAAAGGATCAAGATCCATAAAAGCGGTAATTTTTTGATCTAAACGAAGGGAGAGTTCGTTTGCAAAGGGGTCGAGATCTGTCGTCGAGCTAGTCCTGTAGTCGGATACTTCGCCATCGTCAGTTTCATTTGCGACAGTTGACGGTCTTAAACCCTGTTCGATAAAATCAATAAGCTCTTGACACTCATCTTCTGACAAAAAATTATCTTTAAAATACAGTTGAGTGAACGGAAACCAAATACGGTTTGCTCTGTCTTTCAGGGGACGCTCATAGATTTTTTTATGATCAATGTTTTTCGGCTTCTCTTTGAAAAATGCTGATTTAACTAAGAAGTCAAGATCCTCTTCTGAGCAATCATGGTCTTCCCTAAAGCTTCTAAGCAACTGTGTTTTACTGACGCCACCTACAGCGCCCCTGATAAAAAGCTCTAAAAGAGTGTCGTCCATCTACACATCGGAACACTGCACGTACAATAAATGAATAGAACATTGCTGTAACGTGGAACTCTGTGCCTTAACGTTTGCTTTACTATATGGAGCGGCGTTCGGTATAGGCAATTTCACATTGCGCCACAACAGATTTAGTCATGAGAACGGATCCAGCCACGCAGTTTCTCGCCGAATTCGTAGAACAAAACAAAGACGTCCTGGACGATAAAATAATCGATCCTGAGACTGGTCAACCCCGCATGCGACTGCCAGCTGGAAATTACAGCGACGAGGATGCTTAATGGCCAAGTTAATTAAGCGCTGTTAGGATACCTTTAAGATTGAGAATTACCATGGATGCATTAGAGCTTCCCGTGGACGTGGAATTTCAGATCCACGCAGCATCAATTGCCATTCAAGGAATGGATCGTGACGAGCTCGAAGAAGCATTTATCGAGATGCTCCACCAAAAAGCTGTCGACAAACAGATGTTCTTAAGCGTTCTCAAGGATCACGGCATTGATGCCGATATCAAATTCAACTTCTCCACTATTGGACAAATCTCCTAAATACCATGGCTGATCGCATTATTCACGGTACGCTTGATACCTTCAACGTGGATACAGGTTCTGAAATCACTTACAAAGGACCTGGAGCCGGCATTGACCGTGGTCTAAACATCCGCAGTTTTGAGATCAATCCTGCCGGCACAGGGAACCACATCGTCAAGCTGTTGCGTTCTACGGGTATTGTCAGCATGGAGATTTTCCAGGATGACTCCTACACCGCAGCATCAGCTCCAACTGGCTATCAAAAATCTTTTAATGTTGCGACGGCTGGCAAAGGAGCCGGTGCCATTGCTGTAAACGTAACCGATGCATCTAAAAACTATCTTGTGCAGTTGACTCTTGATGGCTATTCTGAGATCAGCTACGACATCTTAGTTGAGATCCCGTAAGAAACAGCGGACTTGGAAAGAGTTTCCTTTTCTTACGGAAGCAGGAATTCAACTAATCAAACTACATACAAAGCCTCGTACCTCTTTAGGTATGGGGCTTTTTGGTTCATATAAAGATTATGGTGAATCCGATTACCGAATCGGTTATGGCAGTATTAGCCTTTGGAACAGGCGCATCGGTATGTATGACAAAGCAACACAAGAGGAAGTTGACTCACAGCTTATAGAGGACCTTAAGATTTTTTCATGTCAAGTTTCAGAGTATGTTTATGCACCTCTTAATAGATCACGTAAAGGAGCAGTTCTTAGCTTTGCTCACAGCATCGGTTTGCTTGCTTTTAAAAACTCTCGACTGTTAGAACTGATCAATAGCCATGCGTCTAAGACAGAAATAATCAAAGAGTGGAGCCCATACATCAACAAATATTGGCTTTCGGGGGGAGACGGCATGCGTGATCGAAGACGTGCCGAGTTAAATCTATTTTTGTCGGCTGACAAGAAGATCCCGACTTTTACAAAACACAAGTGTCATACCCCTGTTTGTCTTCTCAACCTTCCAGATACCTACACAGGCGCCCCCAATCAAGTAAAAGCAGTCGAATATCTAGAAAAGAAACTCAGTGAATGGGATCCTACTGGTCATGTGATTCGTCGCTTTTATCGACTTTGGTCCCAAAATCCAACTGGTTTAGGGTCTCCAAAGCCTCAGGAGAGAAGTGTTTCAGAAGATCAATAGCGTCTAAAAGCTGAAGGTTGTAATCGTAACATTCGATAAATTCTTCATACTCCATCATTTGATTTGCGCTTTAAAGCTATTTTAAGCAGCACCAAATACCCAATCAAGTCCACAATTACATCCTCGTCAGCTGCGAGAAGGCCTGCACCGTGCTTGATTCTGTTCAGTTTGTCGTCAATACGAACAAGAATTTGTTCTACATCATCTGATTTACTGAAAACACGCATCGGTTCGAGCGCAGAGTTTCCATACTTCTTGTTTTTGTAAAGAAGCAACTCCTTAATGTCGTCGCATATGCTGCTGATTTGTACTTGGGTATCTGTGAGGGTCATTAGAATAGTTTGATGAACGACCAACTAAGCCAAGCATACGATATTGATAATCGTCGTGCAGGAACTTACACCGAAAGAGCAGGTCAGCCCATCTCGGCTACTGACAATGAGGCAGCAAAGAATTTCTTAGCCAGTTTTACGGCTAGAAAGAGGGCGCAACAGGAACCCAACCTAAGCTCAGAACGCGCTCAAGAGGGTCGTTTTATTGTGAACGTCGGTGGGTCTTTCCCTAGCGCCACTATTGGGTTTAGGAACAGCTTCCGAGCTAGGTGATAACTCGCCCTAGCTTTGAAAACACCTCGACAAAGCGATCGGTTTGGTTAAAACCGTATTCCATTTTCGGTAAATACACAAAGTATCCCCAGTACATCGGTTGTTTCTGGGTGAAATATTTACCACCATGTATAAGGCGTGCCCTGTCTTTTGGAAAGCAGACTGGAAAATCCCACATTTCAGGGCATATCCGAAGCATTTCAGGGTACACAGTATAAAAAATCGCCTCAGGTATGTTCCTGAGTTTCCATTCCCGTAATAGACGTCGAAACCATATCACTGACGGAGTGCTGCCGTGAGAACCACCTCGAGCACTCCACCGCCATGTGCCTCGCTTTTTGCTAAAAGAACACCTGCCATACGTAGGTGGGAACAAATAAGTCTTACCCTTCCATGGTTCTTCCATGTTCAGGCCGTCGTCGCCGAGCGTATATATTTTTTTGGCTTGTAAGAACTGTTGATTCGCGTCGTGTGTGGAGCACGGATCAAGATCAATCTCACCCAACACGTCATAAATGAGAGGTAAGTACTCCATTGGAGTTAACCAATCGTCTTTGACATGGTGGATTTTGCCGACAAGGTGTCGAAGTTGTTTCCAGCTACGCTTGCCCGTCACATCATGAGGAACTCACTGTTGATATCTTCGTTCTTGTAATGAACGAGTGCAAGCTCATTCTCATCTTGAATTAGAAACAGTGACTCTTTCATGGGGTCGATCTGCTCAGCACGACGGATTGCTCCTCTGAGGACCTCCGAAATACTTTCTTGATCTTTGTTGTCCTCTAAAGCTGTGATCAAAGCATCAACCGGGAGATAGAACATACTATCTTTCTCGTCGGCACCGGGCTTAAAGACCATGACCCCAGGGCCTTCAAATGTGTAGAATTTTGTATAGTGCTCGCACATGTCGGCGCAAATTCGCTCGATCGTAAGCTTCATCAATTTTTCTTCTGTTTCGCCAGTGGTGTTGGCCATTAGGCGCTTCAGAAGTTTGTTACGGCGGCTCGACATAAGATTCTCCAGATGCTCAATATTAGCAAGACTTAGGAACTTGTTCTTGCTTTTTTTCTTCAGTAAGTTTTATAAAATGACTTAATCCTGATTTCTTTAGGGTTTCCAGTAACTTAGGGAGCGGTTTATACAACACAACAGCCTTTTGCATGTTGCCGATCTTTTTGATGAGTTTACCGTTTTCGTCACGTAGCTTGGTCAGTTCCCCCTGCCTAATCAGATATTCAGCCACACACCGGTAACGTCTTTTCTCAGCGAGGTTGATGTCGGGATATCGATCACAGATCGTACTGATCTTCATATCACTAAAGGTGATGCGAATTTGATCTGCCAGAGATAGACCAAGAACAAGGTCTGACGTGCTTGTTTCGTAGCCACAGACCAACTCCAGGTATCGACGCAAGTCGGGTGTCTCAAAGCTGCCTGAGGGGGGTATGAACATCTCGACCTGTTCTGCCAGAGACGTCACCAGAAGCTCTTTATAGTTCTCGATCGTCACTGAAGCGATGTCGAGATCTACAAACCGGTAGCTTTGATATGAATTACTCGAGGAGGAATCAGGCTCGAAATCCGTTCTATCTAAGACGTCTAGCCAATCCTCATCAGGAACGGAATTCATGAGAGGCCATTTTCTTGATTAAGCTTAGCGACTTTTTTATACCCGTCCCATTGTCTTTGATGATCCAGAATTAAAACCAACTCGTAGTATTCCCTGATCAAAGCAAAATGGTCTTTGAAACGAACCGTTTTAAACCACTGAGGTCCATGTGTTTCTGATAGACGTTTTTTTGCTTTCTCGATGCAGCCACCGTAATTTTCAGCCTCCCAAATTGCTTTGGCCAGTGCTTTCTGTTGATTTGTCATTAGATCCTCCAGCTCACGCATGGACAGATCTTGGATCAGTTCGCTAAACTCTTCAATATAAGGGTATTTTTTACCATGCGCCGTTCTATCACCTATGCAGAGTTGCTGCTCGTCCTGATTCTTGCCCCCGTCGGGTTCTATGGTGCCCAACATTTGTACGGGTTTGTGACAGATAGAATCAGTATAGAAATTAAGTTGAAATAAAACAATGGGTAGTAAGCCCGCGCCAATGCCTGCACCAGTAATCACGATGCCGGCTAATACGGCAGACGATCTTTTTGTACAGAATAATCCCCAGCGTTCTTACCAGGATTTGGCTGCGGCAGGAAAGCGTTTGGATGAGCAGATCAAAGGATTTCAAGAAGCAAGGAAATTAGAAGGGCTCGATTCTGCTTCTATGGCGGAGCGCTCAGCAGCTCGTAATCTGCAGGAGTCGGCTGCATATTTGGCATCTGTACAGCCGGCTTCTCGTCAGGAAAGGGGTTTCATGCCTGTCTTTATGGACCAGCAGGAACGTCCTACCTTCACTAAACCATCCGGTACTGGAACGGCTGCACCGAAAAATTTCGCGGCAGATGCAGCAAAACAGAGATTTGATGTGATGCAGAAGGCATTTGATGTTGCTAAAGCGCAGAAAGCTAAAGGCACTCAAGATCCTTCGTTTGTGGACCCCGAAAAGTTTGACCCTGAATGGGCAAAAGTTAAGGATGAAACTTATGCTCTCAAGCACTTAGGTGAGCTCAAAGGAGAGAAGGCCTAAACAGATCCGAAATCAAGGGAATCAGCTGTTCCTTCTGTTACTAACCCAAAATTAAGGCTATCAAAGACTGTTTCGTCTACGAAACGCCAGTCAATAACATTGACATTGACGGTTATTAAGTAATTCGTTTCGAGATATCTAATGTCATTAGTGATTAGAAACAGGTATTCGCCTTTTTCTAAAACTGTTGTTGGATAGTCTTTGATAGATAGATTCTCTTCATTATAATCAATCGAACTGACGGGCGATGCATAGCCCTCGTCATTAATTGGTAGTTCTGTTCGCCTACCATCATCCTCCAGCTTGTAAAAAGCAATCAGTGTATTGCGGTTTGTTTTATTTTCGTAACTGAACTGACTGAAGCCTTGAGTAAACTGTATGGATCTAGGCCGATTGATTTTTATTTTATAAAAAGTGGTTTGTTTGCGAGACAGACCGCCATGAGAATTGTTTAATGTGAGCGAACGAAATGGAGAAGAGAAATCGCCCAGATCAATAGCAGTATGAAGGCTGTCTCCAGGCTCCGCAGGGCGTGGATCAGAACCAAAGTATGAGGTAGGGCCGTAAGCTGTTGGCCCTGTACCTCCAGTGGGATAAGACTGAACAGTTCCAAAATTTACAAAGCCGGAATTACTCGGGATTGTCGTCAGGAATCTCGACATTTTCGTTCATTAATCCGTTGAAGAGACCGTTGGTTCTTCCAGATTGTTGATATTTTTCTTCATTCATTATAGCCCGCTCAGGATAGAACCCTTCGTCAGCCATTGTGTCGATCAGTTCGTAATTAAGGTTGTTGATCATGCAGCGAAGATCAGAGTCAGCTTCCCCGAAATCTTCCTGCCACTCAACACCCCAATAAACATCGCCCCCAATTTTTACACAAGCGCACCATTTGCGCGTTGAAGGATCAAGGTGATAGTGACTCGGAACTATCTCCGCCGACTTGGTCGTTGGCTTTTTTGAAGTGCTCGAAGATGTTGACATAATTCAGCTGAATGTCCTCAATTTTAGAAGGGATAGGAACATCGTCAAGTCCACGAGCTTCTAGATGCAGTGGATTACAGCAAAATTTTTCGCAAGTCTTTCTTGTGTGAATCCTGTACTTACCTACAAATCCCCGGCTCAACCAGAAGGCAACACGCATTGCAGATTGTGTAGCTCCAGAGTGGACCGGAGATGGGCAGTAAGCGACTGACTCTGTCCCACCCTTTTTTGTGGCTCCTAACCACGGCCAACACTCGTCCTCACCACGTATGTCAACTTGGTCCCAGAAACGCTTAACGGTCCAGTACCAGCGATAGTCGAACTGGGTGACGTCTACGGTGCATTTGCCCTGCTTGAGCTCTTCTAGGCAGTCCAGACACTCTCCCATGTGGCCGAAACGACCTTTGTGCTCAGTTGTTCCGTTTCGATGCCAGGGGCATTCCTTTTCGTTAGCCATGTGGAAGTCAAGCTCGTAGCGGCGAACCTCTTCAGGGTGATTGGAAGCGACCGTTTGGAGAACGGTATTGAAGACGCTCCAACCCTCACCGAGGTTAGTGCTGTTCTGTGCTTCCTGCATCCCGTCAAAGGTGTAAGACCTACGGATTTTTCTTACCCTTTGGTATGAAAGATTAAAAGCGCGGGCAACTTCTTTATTTGAAAGGTGTTTATCTACTGATCTGATCTCAGCAAGAAGTTCGGGAGTTAAGGCATCGCCCTTCCTTTGATTCGTTTCGAGACGTACATCGGCCATCGTTCCGTAGTAGTAATGCGATGGATTCAGGCAGTACTTGCAAGCACAAGTGTGCCTTCTGACGATCACATTATTCTTCTCATCAGGAAACTGACCAATCATTGCCAACAACAGGGGCCTGGCGTCCAGAGTTTTGTAGTAAAGGTGGTTTCGTTTGCTGTTGACGAACCCCGAGAAGATGCTGTGCCGCGATTGGTTCAGGTCCCAGCAAGAGGTTTTGCCCTTCATTTTCATAAGAACCTGAAAGGCCTTGGCGAACACCACCACGTCAGGAGCGATCAAACCCTTGTCGAGGAAGAATTCCAGGGTTTTCATTAGGGGGATTCCGCCATAGAGCCGCACGGTACCGAGAGAACCCAGCCGTGTCAACGGTTCTTCTTTGGCCCACCAAACATGATTTCAGGATGCCCTTTTTACTTCTTTCTATAGAAGAGGGGCCTAGGACATTGTGCGTTCATTTTTTATCTCACAATCACCTAGACCCCCGTCCTATACGTCTAAGTAAAAAGCCGGTCTTGAAATTGTTTTTGGAAGGCCAACCACCAGAAGCATTGCGCCGCAGTGGTTTTGGCCGGCAGAGAAGCAGCTATGCTGGAGTCCCCCCTCTAAAAAATTACATCTTTATCGGGCCTTTAAAGGGGCTTATGGTTGTAATAGTCCTCATATACTTGAGCAAAGTTAATTGCTCGTTCAAGACAAGCGTTATAAGTACACAAACCGCCTCCGGGAGAGCATGTTCTATATTCCTTACGATTGAAGCCACGGTGGAGTAACACAACAGTCGAACCTTTTGGGAAAGTTTTAATGTGTTCCATCGATCTGCTAGTGAGTGTTACTATTGTAGAAAGGATTATTTTCTATAAGTGAGCACTTACGCAGATAATCGACGCAGGCAGCAACGCTTGCGGGGCACTAATCAGAAGTCGCCAGTACAAGATCGAATCAGTGCATTTCTGAATTTTTTAGCAGGGCCTGTAACGTACAATCAAGATGTCGTCGATGCACGAGTAAAGGCGATGGAGCGTGGCTCCAAAATTCCGTTTTTGCCTGAGTTTGGACTGAGTGAGGGCTTTCAAACTTATGTCGATCGAGCGAGTGCAGATTTAAAAACTGCTTTTGAGGATACTTCTCTTACACCTGATCCTGCACCTGATCCTGCACCTGAAACATCTCAACCTTTAGAGGTCACTGATAAATTGAGAGAGTTGGCCTTCGAGAAAAAAGCTCCCGGAACTACCCCTCAGTCTCTGAAGGATTACTACTCGGCGCAGAAAGCAGTCGGCGCTGCGGAGAAAGAAGGTTTATCTGCAGCCTTTGGCGGTGATACGCCGATGGGTAAATGGGCTGAAGCAAATCCTGACCTGGCTCTTCGCTTGCTTCAAAAGCGTGAAGCCAAAGGTATGGCCACCGTCGGAGGCAAAGCGGTTCCCCTCGAGGAAGAAGCCACTGTCGAGATGTCTCCCATGGAGCGCATCAAATTTATTCAAGGAGGATTTCAATGATGTACAACCCCTCAGGATTTGATGACAGCGATCTTCTTTTAGATCCCGAAGCTCGCCAGCGTGCCATGCCTGGCAGTGCCCAAAATCAGGGCGATAAAGTATCCGAACCCTACCGTGAAGCAATGATGATGGCAGCGGCTAAAACCAACCCCATGAACGCGGTATCACAGGAGCCTGGCAAGGATTTCTTGGCCAGCTACTTGCAAAAGGGTGGCATGAAGCAGGGTGAGACAGCCTTCAATCCATTCAAGTTTTTCGGCGGTCAGGCTGTAGAGCAAGGTGAAAAAGCTCGTGAGGGTGAGCTGATGGAAGAGCCTGACACTGGTCTAGGCGTCGGGAACGCAATTCTGCGCCGCAGGCAGCGTGAAGCTGAAATGATGAGGCAATTAGGACTTTGATTATGGACAACGATTTCCCGGTGAAGGGTTTCTTGCAGACCTATGTGAAAGGTATGCAGGACTACCAACAAGCTGGAACTGGTATTCCAGATTTCAGACTCCAAAACCAGTATGCACAGGAGCGTGGGGGGCCTCTCATGCAGCAGATGATTGCAGGGTCGCCGAGCTTTGAGATCCCCGCTGGTAAGAGCTATTACCGTAAACCGGTCTTACCAGGTGAAAAAAGTCCTGAAGAAGATATTCCTTTTATCCCTCTTCCTAGAGCTTAGTCTCGCCATTTAAGGGGCTTCTCGTTTAGCGGGCATCCCTTAAAATCCTGTATCTCGTCGACCGCAAGGACAAACATGCAGGTGAAACCGAGTATGAAAGCGAAGAGGACCTGAGGAAAGTTGTAGTTACAGTCGTTGGCTGTCGGATCTTTCTCGTCGTCGTGAGGATGCCAGCTCATTTATCATCTTTCTCCATGGTAAAGATGCAATCCATGTAGGCACGGAAGAAACCGTTCTTGAGGATGCGAAGATCTTCTTGTTCCATTGGGTGGCCACCGGACCACTCTTTATGGGCATCAATCAACAGATCAAGCAGTAGCTTCACTGCTCGACCGTTGAATTTCATAGTGACCTCGTGCTTTTCGAAGCCCATTACTCAGGCGGCTCAAGCTCAGTAAGAGGTGCTAGCAATTGGATTGGGTCTTTTTTGCCCTCAGTGATCGCTTTGGCTCTGATGTAGTAGTCGTTGTCTGTAGCGCCTACTTTCTCAAGATGCCTTGCGATCTTCTCCCAATTCTCTTTCTGAAACTTGTCCATTTGCCTCCTGATGGCGGTTTTCGGGAAGAATGGTCGGGACACTCTTGAATTTTTGGTCAGAGTTCCGTAAAGCAATACCTTTGAGGTAGGGCTTTCCAAGCCTTGTGAAACCAGTTACAGAGTCAGTACCGAGCTGATTCTTTGTGCAGTCAAGTAGAAGTGCGATGAAACGCTTTTGACCGACAGGTTTCGACCCCGTATCCTCACAATAGGATGCGTAACTCGCGTATAGGTGAAAGTTACTGTTGCAGTACCGCTCCTGTGCATCTTTTGCAGCTGGAATTTTCTTGCCAACCGGGGTTACGGCTTTCTCATCGAACACGACTTCCGACTGGAGCCACTCAACAAGGTTATTGCTGTTGAGCATGATCTCGTTACGGACGCGCTTCAGGGAGGGCACCATTTCATAGGTGTCGAGCAGGTACTGACGCATTTCAGCATCGGTCATCTGCAGCACCCAGTTCACTAACCCGGGTAAACAATGCTTCCATAGTCCCTTTATGACTCCGTTGTCGACCTTGATCATCTCTTTCGCCTCTGAGTTTTTGTTGTACAGAGGTCGGTTGAATTCGATGGTCAGACGACGGCGAGTTAGTCCTGAAGTGTTGTCAGTAGTCTGGATCGGTTCGTTCGCACAGACCATGACCATGCCGGTGTAGACGAAGGGCTCACCAACGTTCTTGTTTTTCTCCTCGAAGCGAAGGTTGTCGCCACCAGTCAGTGCCTTAAAAATCTGCGCTGAGCCGCCGTAACGCTCGGAGTCGTTGATCAGTGTTAGACGTTTGCCTTTGATTGAGGCGACCTCGAAGCGGGATTGCTCCAGTTGGTTGAGCGTGGTACTGGCGTAGTTTCGAGCACCAACCAGGGCACAGCAAAGGTTTGCGAAGGTGGACTTGCCTCGACCACCAGGGCCGATGACCTCCATAAAACGCTGGATTTCGTGACCTTGGCCAACCAGACAGGCTTTCAGCCAAGCCCGCAAGACTTGCACGCGGTCAGTGTCTCCATACTGAGTCCTGAGTAGCCACTCGATGATTGGGCCGGGATCGGCGTGCGGATCGTAGTCAAAATCAAGTCCCCAGGTGATGTAATGCTCGGGGCTGTGCTCAAGGAACTCACCAGTCGAGAGCTCGAGTACACCGTTGGTAAAGGCCAGTCGATCGTCGTCGTCATCCCAGTAGGTGTGAGTGATGTATGCCTGGGTCAGGCTCACCACATCATTTATCAGGGTGTTGTTGAAGCCTGCAGGAAGAGGGATTCGCTCACGCAGGAAGAGATCTTGGATGAAGTGCTTGTACTCATGCTTGTATTCTTCTCGACGCCAGACCCCTTTGGATCTTTGGTAAAACATGAAAACTTCGAAGCGCGGATCGTAACGCCATCCACACTGGATGACCATTTCGGTAGCGAACTCCGCAAGTTCATTGTTAGGGGGGTTTTTGGGTCTACGTTCCCGCTTCTTGCGCTCGTTGATTTCATCACGAATCCCTTGATCTGGGAGTCCCAGGATGCTTTCAAACACTGATTCAGCTGTCTGCTCCTCACTCATAGTGTCTTGTCTATCGGCAAAGTATTCTTGAGCTTTCTTGACGAGAGTCTCAGGGGACTCAACGACATAGTTGCCAAGTTCGATATATCCATCTTCCTTCGCCTTATACCTAAGTTGATGTAACCCACAGGCACCTTCAGGCGAGGGTCCGCCATCAAGTCTTTTGAAGGACCGCCACTTAGCTTCACAGGCACCCTCTTCAAAGTTGTCAGCTTTTTGAGACCATTCGATCCAGTCAGGCAGAAGAGTGTCGTCAACTTGGTGGAGACACATGCCAACCTTCAGCCACTCTTCGTAGTCAGCGCAGCGGTCGACAGATAAGTGGTCGAGGTAGATCTTCGCTTCAGCGATCGTCTCCTCTTGCTGATATACCGATCCCTCCTCGTAAGCAATGTTGATGTGCTGAGTGATCAGACCGTTTGTAACAGGCTTCCGATACTTGTTAGTAGGGAATGCCCTTTGGATCTCTTCGTAAAGCCACTCAGGCAGCTCAGGGGGGTTTTTGGCGTGCTCAAATCCACCATGCGTTGTGGTGAAATAACCCTCAGTATCAGGGTGCGAACCCATGATCGCCCCTTGACGACCACGAAACAGGATTTCAAAGGTAGGTACCCCAATCTTGATCGTGGACTTGTCAGGGAGAAGAGAGATTTTTGATGACGGGACGCTATAAAGCATCCGCTGACGACCTTCTCTACCGGAGGAGATTGTTAGTGTTGAAGGAAAGATAGCGTCGAGCGGCCCACCAGCAAGTGCTTCAAGAACTGGTATGGCTTCAGGACCATCAATATCAACCCAAATCAAGCCACCTTCGTTAGACCATTGGCCGGACATCAGGCCGATTCCAGTCGCCCTTCCCTCTTCGAATTCTCTTTCGATTTGCTCTAAAGAGAAGGGAGTAGACGACCAGCCTGGTACATATGCACGCTTACCACGCAGAGGAGTAAGCGCCCAATCTTGCGGAATAAAGTCGAAATTGACCTCGCCGGGGGCGATGTGGAGGTGCGGTCGATTCGGTTCAGGAGCTGGTGTCGTCACTAGGTATATTCAGCGGTTTGCTCCGGACAAAGATTAGTCAGCTGGTGACTTGACGGAAACTGGTTATCCGGATGTCTTCCAATTTCTGTGTAGGTTTACATTAATTTACGTGGAATGCATTTGCACTTGACGTGCCGGATTTCCGCGTTAGTTGTCTTCAGAAACTGCTTCCATTTCCAGCTCTGCTGCCTTCTGTGCAGGCAAAATCTCGGAATAGTACTTCTCGACAGTGCTAAGCCATTTTTGTTTGTACTTCTGAATTGTTCCTGCTTGAATTGCAAACACCTGTACTGTTTCGCGGGTGGCTACAAACGTCATGCAGATTTCAGGGACAATGTTGACCGTGTGCTCGAGGCCCAAAGCGTAAGCAGCCAGCTGTAGCTGACACTTTTGGTACTTCATGAATCCAGCACGACGCATCCCATATTGATTTTTTGGTGTCTCAGGACCGGGCCATTTCGAATAGTAAGGGCCATTACTTGTTTTCAAGTCCCCTAAAACAATCTTGCCTTTGTATTCGGCAACGATGTCAGGTGCTCCAGCCCAGCCCCAGTTCTCCTCTTCATTGACGCCTGGATGCCAGACACGAGAGATGCCGTCGCCACCCATTGTCCAGCCGAAATCGCCCTCCTTAGCAGGGTTTTCAGCCCAAATTACATTCTCCAGCTTCTCAAGATTTTGGGGTAGACCTTCCCAAAATGATGCGATTTCAGGGTCATCGATCACAGGATCACGCTCAATCCCAAGGAGAAATTCCTCCATAAGAGAGTGGACTTTCGTGCCGCGTGCTGCTGCGGCTTCACGGCCACCGGGATTCTTTTTGGCCCAGCGCTCAAGTGCAGCCTTATTTCCACCAGTTGCAGACAGGATTGTTGTCACTGATGGCAATGCACCATACGGAGTCTTGTAATGACGAGACCCATTAATTACGAGTCGGGTATCACCCTCAGACCGATAATCGAACAACCGACTGTTGCAGTTGTGAGGAGAGTATCTCCCCTAAATCTACGATTAGGCCTTAGTAGTGCTCAGTTTCTGGTGGTTTTTCCTGGAAACAATCTTCGATGTTAGCTTGAAACTGCATCGATTGAAACTGATGGACGTGTCTTTGAATGCGTGAATGGATGTCAAAAGCCGATTTCACTGCATCCTCAGGGCCAATCATCAGTTTGTTATTCGCCAACAACCCAGCTGTCAGAATGGTTATCGCCAGTTCTTGTGGGTTTGTTGTAAAAGCCCGGAGAGATTTGCCGTTATCGGTGAACGATGACAGCAGAAAGTTGATGATCTCCAGATTTCTTTCACTATTCGGCTGTTCGCTCATGCCTGATCCTCCAGGTCTTTGACCTCGTAAAGGGTGATGGTTTGTCTTTTGATGACAGGGACAAGAATCCCCTCATCTTTTAGAGCTTGAATCCGGCGTTGGATGGTGCGGTGATTACGACCGAACTTTTTCACGACTTCAGTAACGGGGATCAATACGAAAAAAGACCCTGCATACGGAGTCGCGATCTCCAACAGGTACTCGTGAATACCCATTGCGAGATCATCCATGAGGTCAGTCATTACGGGACGCACCACCTTTACCGATTACCTCTAACTAACTTTTGATTCTACGGGACTCTTACCCTCATTTTTTGGGGGATTTTCTTGCTTAGCAAGATACTTTGTCACGCCGTTTTTGGCTGTCTGTAGATCCATTGTCCAGCAAGGTTCCCAGTCATGTGCTTTGCTAGGAAATTTGTAGAGAATGTGACCCGTGTTCCCATGTTTGAGGCTTTTGATCTCATATCCCTCGAACATGATTGAGTCGAGAATCTCAGACTTTTCGCCGCGATACTTGAATTTCTTAGCTTGCCTCATTATTGAGGATGCAACAACGGGACAAGCTTAATTACCCTAATCCTGAATCATTCAAACATTGCGTTGAGTGATTGCTTACGGATGTCTGCACGCAACTGGTTTTCTTTATCGGCGGCGAGATGCATAGAGCTGACGATCGCGCATGCGGTAAATCCGTCTTCTGTTAAACAGACATGCACGCATCCGTCATCAAGCGTGCTCATTTCGAGATTGTAACCAGTGCTCATAATTTGCCGTTTGTTTTTCGAGTTCCGTCAGCCGCTTTTGGTACAGATTGCTTACCCATGAGTGTTCTTCACGCTGGAGCTTCGCAGCGTTCTCGATCATGTCGAGATAGGACTGGCGCTTGTTCTGTTTCATTGCTTGTTAATTTTAACTAGAAGAAATTCGTCAGTCCCAAAATCGAACCACTCCAGAACATCATTATGTCGCCAACCAAGGCGTCCCCGAAGTTCTTCGGGGAGTTCGATGAGTCCGTCGCTGTTGATACTGACTCGCCATCTTTTTTTGAAGACTTTGTCGTAGTCGTACTCGCATTTGAGTTCGGCTTCATACTTGTCCTGAGAAAGGGATGTGCAGCGCAGGTAGGGCAAAACGAATTGAGCGGCGAACCAAGGGTATCGAGTCACCGCAGGGGGTCAACCCCTGTCATACACCCCGTTTTAAACGTTTACGAAAGCCATACGAAAGTGAGACTCTCCTGACAAGCCGGGCTGCTTCAGGTGCTTGATTTGGGTTTTGCATCAGGGTTTGGCGTAGCTCTTCCTTGTCCGCGTAGACATCCTCGTGCTTTTTGATGACTTCACCGTCACGGATTGTCTCGACAGTAAGAGTCTTTTTGATCCCAAATTTTTGCTTTTCATTGTCACTCCAGTCAGAAAAATTTTCTTGCACTTTAGGAAGGACGTTTCTGATCGTGGCTTGATACTTTATACCCGTAGGTTTTGAGCTTATCAATTGGTTTTGATAGGCCGCTTTAATGATGTTAATAACATTTTGCCGCTTGTTTTTCCAGTAAGAAACGCTCTCCTTCAGCTCATCCAATTCGCTTGTGAATTGTTCAATGCAGTTATCACATTCACGGATGACCGAGATGATGGCATCAAATTTGTAGGCTTCTCTGCTTTTGAGATCATGCCAAAGGGTTGCAAGCTCCTCCCGCTCCTCTTCATCCGTGTTGGGAAGATCGATCAGCTCTTCGATCATCTTCTGGTCTTCAAGGATCTCCCTATAACTTTTGGGGTCAGCCATTGTAGAGGTCACGCAAGGAACAGTAATCCTTCTCCTCTTCGAAGTAGAGAGAGAAAAGGTATCGAGGGCCACCGAGATTGATGACCGTGTGAGGCATTTGATTGTTGAACAAGTAAAAGGTGTCGGCTTGATACTTCAGCTCGATCACGTCTTTGTTCAAGGCATCGCGCTGCTCACCAAAAAGAGCGTGGCTGCTGTCATTTGTGCTGTACAGCATGTTTACGCAGGATAGACGGTATTCGTCCACATGCCAGTCGTAGACAGACATTGGCTCCACGCGAAGCAGGCCCAGTCTTTTGATCTGCCAAATCTTGTCCAGCTCCTGCAGAGCTGGTTCTATCTGGATGAAATCAGCAGGAAGCGGAAAGGCTTGGAAACCGAAATGCTCTGCCCATTTAATGTCCTGATCAAGGAGCCACTGGATGTAATCAGGTATCTCTACTGCTTTGTGCCGGAGCGGGGTAAAGCAGTCTTCCTGATTCACTTACCTTGTCCTCTGTAAGGCTTCTGCCCTTTGACTTTGAAGGAGCCCCGCTTGCGGCGACCGTCACCGATCGAAGTCTTTTTTGGCGTGGCAACAATGGTTTTTGTGTTCGTGAACGTCTTGCGTGCAGCCATGGTGCCAAATTGGATAGTCAGATGATAGGGAGCAACAAAGGGATGTCAATACAGAAAAATGTATAAAGATTGTGTATGTTTCCTAACATATAATTTTACTTCCGTTGTTAGAATAATCATTATGCAATAACTCGATGTCAGAAGAGTTTGAGATTATTGAAATCCCGTTCGAGGATTTAGAAATTTCCAAATCTTTAGAAGACGAGTTTTTAGAGACACGGATTGCATCTGAGATTGATGCAGCAACAAGTGTCGAAGAATTGAGAGAGGCGTCAAAAAACCTACTTAAGGTGTGCATTGCACGCCAGGCTGCGATTCGTGGGCTTTGTAAGCGTCTTGTTCAATACGAAACAATGGCCCTACAAGGATTCCTGAATGATGAAACCAGCTAAGTACTCAAAAAAGTACGCCAAGATTCAGTCAAAGGCGGAGCTCTGCACCACCCGTGAGGAGGCGCTTGAGCTTTTGGACAAGGCTGAAAAACTGCAGAAAAAAACGAGGGTGTTTACCCCCGCTTACGACTGAACTTAAGACGGCCTGAACGTCTTAGTTTTGGACCACATTTGTAGACGGGGACCTACCCAGTCCCCGCACGGTATGTAAGAGAATCTGTTAAAGATTCCGAACAAACTTTACTTGAGCCCACCCTCGATGGCTCCGGTCTCATCCTTGGCCGCCAGCATGGCGCGGATGCCACCAGATCCTTCGGGCACAGGGAGGGTGAGGTTGGTCAGGTCAACACCGGGTGCGATGGCGTTGATGCCAATCTCCTTCTCGCACTGCTTAAAGAACTTGGCGCAGTACACCTCCATGGTCACGCTCTCGTGGACTTCCTCGATGTAATCGATGTCGTCCCCTTTCTTTGGAAAGAAGTCTTCGAGGTTCTTAGCGGTTGGTTCCTTCCAAGTCTTGGGCACCGCAATTGCAGACTTCTGCTTCTCGCCGTACATCACAGTCCCGAAGGTGGGAGTGAAGATCGCAGCAGCAGCCTGCTTCGGGTCAAAGCCAGTGGCGCTCTTCAGGCTGTACTTGTCACTGAAAGCACCCTCGAGCTGTTCGAGGAAGCGCCCATAAGCAGTGACGAATTCACGAGACGCCCCGCCGTGCAGTGAAAGGATTAGTGGTTTCTTGTGTGCAGCGACACCGTCCTCGTTCACGAGATACATCAGGATCAGGCGACGACGCTTGTACGGACAAGGCTGACCAGGGTTCTTTTCCTCCCAGTCGTCGTACAGGTAGTTGTCCTGCGGGTAGATACCAACGATCTCGCCCTTGTTTTTGGAGTTCTCGATGAAGGTGGTGTCTTTCGGATTGCCACCGTGGATGATCAACATCCGGGGAGTCTTGAAGAACATACCTCTTTCGGTGTCTCCAGTGTTGAAGACATGCTCGTAGTCGGCTTCCGCATTCGGGAAGTCGTCAGCATCGCCAGTGAAACCACAACGGTCAAGGGCGTTTTGCTTGATGAAAAGACCGGGCTTGGTCTTCTCGTTCAGGATTTGTGCGATGGCGAGCTCACGCATCACACCCTGATACTTCTCAGTGTTCAGGTAACGGTCAAGAACTGACATAAGTTTCAACGGTTGGGACAGAGAAAAAGCCCTGGTTTCCCAGAGCTCCCCTCGTGTTATGAAGTTAGCGACGGCGTCAATCTGGCGCCATAAAATCAAAACGGAATTTCGTCACCCTTAGGGACGGGTTGGGGAATCACAGTCTCCTGAGCAGATCGAACAGGAGCCTCGACCTTTGCTTCCGCTTTGTCCGGTGAGTTCTTTCCGAAGAAAGTGTATTGTCCACCACGGACCTGAACCTTGTATGCGGTGCGGGTCTCTCCGTCCTTACCTGGCCAGGACTCATATTTGAGGCGACCACCGATTGCGATCTGCCTTCCTTTGTAGATGAACTTCCGGAAGCGAGTCGCATCGTCACCCCACGCATCCAGTCGAAGCGGGACACTGTCGTCCCAGGTGAAGTGCAAGAGCTTTTGCGCTGGCGCCTGACAAAGCATTCCGCAACCAAAGAGATCTTCCCGACGTTGATCAGCAATGAAGCCGACGCCACCGGCAGCCGTTACTTGATTGACCAGCGTGTTGGCCGGGACAGTTTGGAACGGTGTTGTGGGAGCGATGTACATTTTGTAGTCGCTCTTGCTCGGATACATCCGGCCAGTGAACAGGAGGTGGGTGCCTGGTTCATAAGCATCGATTACGAACGTGTCACCAGCAGCCCTTGTTGGGATGAGGTACACCGGGACAGGCAGTGCCTTGGCCCCTTGGTTTTGGATTTCGACGTGCATGCAACGGACACCACTCTCGGTTTGAGCGGATCCGATGAATTTTGCAGAAGCGAGGAGGAGGTTCATTTGACGTTGGGATCTACAATTTCGTGACCGATTCCGGCCTCATTGAGAAGTGACGCGGCAAGTCGGAAGCTGTCGAGCCACCTATCGCAGTTGATGTCGTGGGCTGAAACAACCACGGTAGAGACACCAGCATTAATAAGTACAGCAGCGCAGCGACTGCATGGATGGAAAGTGACGTACGCAGTGCAGCCAGAAGTGCTGACCCCATGCAATGCAGCAGTTGTAACAGCATTGACCTCTGCATGGACCGTCATTTCGTACTTGAGATCACGGTCTGTCAGGCGTTCGATGGAGTCCTCGATGCCCATGGGCAGACCGTTGTAGCCCACGCTGATGACTTTCTTGCCTTTGACAAGCACGCAGCCGACTTTTGTGCTGGGATCCTTACTCCAGGTGGCAACTTCGTGGGCCAGTTTTAGGAAGCGAACGTCCCACTTCCCTTGCTTAAGAATGTTCATTTCTTCAAAAGGTTATCTTCGATACGCTTTTTGATTTCCTCTTGGATTTGGGTCAGCCTGTTTTGCCAGACCTCCATCCATTCCTCAAGGTCTTCGTGCATCTCAACAAGATCGAGATAGCTGAATTTTTCGAGAGCCCCTTGGCTGATTGCGGGCTTGGGTGATTCCATGGTGCTTCTGAGGAGCGATCAAACTTTAGTTGGGTCCTCTAGAATTACCATATATAAAAGTGTTAAGAAACATTCCGCAATAGAGAAATGAGTCAAACACGCGCCCAGCTGGTCAAAGGTTTAAGTAACACGTCTGCATCGGCTGATGCAATCAGTATCGATAGCTCAGGCAATCTTGGCTTAGGAGGTATTACATCTCCGACTTGGGTTTCTGACGGTGGAATGCATCTTGGCGATGATTATGGAATTGGATTTGGCGATGGTGGCAGTGGAAGACCAGACTTTCAGCTTATTACTGCTGGCGATGGTAGGTTAGATCTTCGATGTGGTTTTGGTGCTGACGATGCAGATATAGCAGTAGAGTCAACGGGAAAGTTGTTGATTGGGTCAAGTACTGCTCGGACCAACTGGAACGACACCAGTATTGAGCCAAAAATTATTATTGAAGGTGCAGGCGATAACGACACTCATTCTCTTTGCATTGTTGCAAACTCAGGCACAACTAGCAGTAGCTCAAGAGGCGCAGCCTTAGTCTTAGCCAGAACAGAAGGTACTGCGATTGGCTCAAATACGTCAGTCGCGAACAGCAATCTGCTCGGAAAAATTGATTTCAAAGGTAACGACGGCACCAACTTTACAACTGCAGCAGATATTAGGGCATTCGTAGATGGAACTCCAGGCACTGACGATATGCCAGGCAGGCTTGTTTTCTCTACCACTGCAGACGGTGGAAGCAGCCCGCAAGAGCGGATGCGAATAGACAAAGACGGTAAATTATTTGTCAAAAATTCATTTAGCGACAGCGCAAGAAACGTAGTCATTCAAATTGAATGTAGCGGTCAAGGTAGAGGCAGAATACTTTCAGGCAACTCTGACACTGATGCGGCAAGTCTTGGTGCAAGCTCTGACCGGCGCTTAAAAACAAATATCCGAAACTATACAGGCGGTCTTGAAAGAATTAGGCAAATACCTGTTAAGATTTACGATGAAGTAAATACTAGCGCTACAGACGTTATTAGCTGGGTAGCTGATGAGGTTGCGCCTATTTTCCCTGAAGCGGTGATTGGGGAAGCAGATGCTGTGGACGATGAAGGCAATCCTGAGTACCAAATTCTCTCAAGCCTAAAATTTTTCCCTGATCTAGTTCAATGCGTACAAACTTTGATAACTAAAGTTGAAACGCTTGAAACACAAAACGCCGACTTGTTGGCGCGTGTAATCACTTTGGAGGCTGCCTGAAATTAGTGGGTTTCCATCCAATTGTGTCCCACCCTGGCCTCACCGGTCATGGGGCATCTTAGGTTGAAGTATTCACCAGACTTTCTGAACGAAGCAATAGCTAGGGTCTGGTAAGCCTCCACAAATTCTGGTCGCACGAGTGATTGGATTTCGTCGTGAACGTGTGCGACGAATGCATAGTCGTGCCCCCAACGCAATCCCAATTCCTTGAGATCATCGTAGAGAATTGTGGTTGCTTTCTTGACAGTAATTGCTCCAGTCGACTGTAGGAGCTGGTTCAGGGCAGAGTGCCTCGAACGGATCTGAAGATGTCGTCCATCGATGCCGGTCAGATAACCACGTTCTGAGATTCTCTCATCGATTTTATCTTTCAGTTGTTTGATAGCCGGCAGGTTTTTGTAGAAGGTGTTGATAGTTTCCTTTCCCAAATCAGCCTGCTTCCATTCATTCAAAGTCGGGTCAATCACGCTGCCAACTTTCTTTGAACCTGCCCCATAAAGTAGGGCGTAGATTAGACGCTTGCTTAGGTCTCTTGTAGCTTTGGAGATATCACCTTGCCCATCAAAAATGCCGAACAACTTTGCATTGTGCGTGTGAATATCGAAGCCGTCAGTGCTAACGAGCTTTGCATATTCACCTTCATCGAAGTGTGCTAACCAAGCACCAAGAGCACGCAGCTCCAGACCGCTGGCATCAGAACCGCACAAAAGCCACCCCACAGGAGCAACGAATAAAGCTCTACATTCTGCTCCATAAGGATGTCCAACACTCGGAATTTGCGCTGTGTTGGGACGTCGATGTGAGCAACGCCCGCTAATACATGCGTTAGTTATAACTGTACCGTGGATACGACTATCGTCAAAAACACGACTATGTTTTAGCCACGCCTCTTTCCCTTCAGCAATCTGGCCAAGCCTTTTGTTGAGCGTTTGATACTCAGCGAGGAGCTTAGCTTCCGGGTATTTCTCACCAAGCTTTTCAAGGACTTCATCGTCCACCTTGACATTACCCTTCTCCGTTTGGGAGAAACTAATTTCAGGGTAACGCTCTCGTAAACGTTGTGCCGTTTGTTGACGCGAACCGGGATTAAATAAAACGACGCGGTCCTTGAGTTTCTTGCCCGTCTTTTCTGAGACGCGCTCTTCGACAATCGGCGGAAAAACTTCTTGAAGTTGATCATGAATTTCGGACCGCCTCGCCTTGAGCGTATTGACCAACGCGAACGCAGCTCTTTCATTGAAAGGGAATCCGAAATCCTCCTGCATCGTCATGATAGCGGCGAATTCGTGCTCCAGTTGAAAACACCTTGGGTCTAGCTCTTGCGTCTGGAAGTACTCATATAGAACTTTGGTAACCAATGTGTCTTGTTCGCAGTAGACCTGCATCTCTTCCGACCACCTTTCCCACACGCTCTCCTTTGGCCCGGTCTTTTTTGTCTGCGTCTCAGTGAATTTTATTTTTTCAACACCGAGGCGCTCACCCCACGCGGCCAACGAATGCCGCCCCTTGTACTTACTTTCGATGTGAGTGTACTTCTGCGCGTCAACAGTCTCCATTTCTGGCGACAACACACGACTGATAATTAGCGTATCGTGAATGTCACAATTTTCTTTAATTTTAAATGTAGGGTAGACCTTAGCTATCCCTCGCATATCAAAATTAATAAAATTATGGCCAACAATTAGGTCGGCTTTTTCTAACAAAGCCAAGCCAAATTGTATTGGCAGATAGTTACCTTCATTAGAACAACTTATAACTTCATTTGTATCAAGATCTCTCAGGACCAAGCTATGCACACGATCGAGTTCGTGCAAGAGACCGTTAGTCTCAATGTCGCATGCATATCTCAGCATTGGATTCAGAAGTAACGCTTGTAAAGGGTCCCGATGTTCACGATATAGAGGCCATCGATGATGTCACTAGCCTTTAAGCGTTCTTGAATGTTTTTCATCTCCGTTCGATCACCGAGACAGATAGCCTTGTTAAGATTCTTGGCCGACTCTACGGGCAGCAGTTGCACCGTGGACCGATCTTCGGTATAGCAAAGCACGTTTCGATTATCGAAGTCGCAGAATACAAATCCTGATTTCACGGATCATCTCCCTTGATGATCTGCTGGGATCGCTCGCATCATGAAGATGTCGAGGGCAATGTGCAGAAACAGCGGCACCATCTCAAAGGCTTTGGCAGGGAGCCCACCGAACAATGCATCCAGCTTGTCGTTCAGATCTGTGCGGTGAAGATCTTCAAACTCGATTGCGAGCATCCCCGCAACGTTTAAAATAAAATCAGACGGCTCTTCGTCTTGATGCTTGAGCTGCTCCAT